TCCACTTGATCTTGGAGATGTCAGGAGCGCCGCTGAACGTGAGGTCGACACCGGTCGGGAACATCTGCAGGTCACCTGCCTGGATGCCACCCTTCGGCTGGATGCCACCGCCGTTCGGGTCGGGACCCGGATCGGACGTAGCGATTGCGGAGACGATGCCCTGGGCCTTCACCTCATCGCCGTTGGACAGTGCCTTGGCGAATGGGCTGTTGGGGTACAGGGTTGCCAACAGCGCGTGCGCCGGGCTGGCCCCTCCACCAACGTAAGTCGTGTACCTTCCTAGCTGTCCCATGACGTCTCCTCAGTCCTTCAGATCTTCTCGGCCAGGTAGCGTGCTGCACGCTTTTTCGATTCCTGGACACGAGCGAGACGCGCCTTGAGACGCTTCTCTTCGACCTTCAGGGCCTTCATGTAGTCGATGTGCTTGTCAAGGTTGTCGTCCTTGCCGAACTCGTCAGCGTCGACTTCCTTGGTGTCGTCAGCCCTGTCTTCGGCGTCTTCCATGTCGCCGAAACCCTTCTTGACCTCGGCCTCGATGAGGCTGCGAAGCTGCGTGGGTGAAAGCTTGACCGGCTTCTGGTTCGTCTTCATCGGTGCACCCTCTCCGTGGTATGCTACCGACTAAGTATGCAGACGGAGAAGATTACGCTGGCTTCTTGGGGTCCATGAAGGCCAGAGCCGACCACCGGGACGCAGCTTCCTCTCCGAATACCTCTTCGGGACGCCCGTTGATCTGCTCGACCTGCGGGATGCCAGTTTTTGCCTCGGTGTGACCCCCGGCTGTCGCAACGGCAGCAGAACCCAGGCTCCGGTCACCCACCAAGGTGGGGAGGGTTGTCACCGCAGTGTCGGCGAGGATCGACTCCATGATTGGGTTCCCACCTGCGTTGAGCCTGATCTGGTCCTTCAACGTGTCAGTCACCTTGCGGCCGCCTGGCAGCGGCGTGTCCAACCTTGGATCGAAGTCAGGCGTGCGGCGGGCACCATTGATCCGGCCGTTTGCCCTCCCTTCACGCACTGAACCTTGGATCGGCATGCGACCGGGCGGGAGAGGCCTTGAAGTCGCAGCCTGTACGTTACCCAGGCCCTCGCTGAGGATCTCAACCAGGCACTCCTTGATCAACGCTTTCAGTTCACCGCGAGTCAGCGCCATCACATGCTCCTGTAGTTCTTCAGCGCCTGGTGCCTCTGGAGCGGGCCCACCCGGTCCAGCATCACGATCCCGTCAAGGTGGTCGATCTCGTGTTGCACGATCTTGGCTGCCCAGTCGACGAAAGCTTCCTTGTGCTGCTTCCCTTCGACATCAAAGTACTCCACAGTGACCCAGGCGTGCCGGGGAACCGACAACCTGACCCCAGGGATCGACAGGCAGCCCTCGTCACCTGTCACCATCTCTTTGGATGATTCGACGATGACAGGGTTGACGAGCGTTCGTAGGGCATTGCTGCTGTCTCCCGCTGTGGGATCCATCACCAAGACGCGTTGGCTCGAACCCACTTGAGATGCCGCTAGCCCCACGCCGTCTCCGGCGTACATGGCCATGGTCATCTCTTCAGCGAGAGCGTTCAGCAGAGCATCAAACCGCGTGACGAGCTTGCAACTCTGCTTCAGGCTTGAGTTCGGGTACTCGATGATCTCGAGCATGCATCACCCGACGCCTGGCCACTTGGTGCCATCCGACCCTGAACCAGTGACGTTGTAGAAGTTCTGCGGCGGGATCGTCGTCAAGCCTGCTGCCAACGAAAAGGCAGCGGTGCCGCCCGATCCTTGGACGAACATCTGCGTGATGCGCCACTCAAGCGTCAACGATGCACCTTTTGCGAGGGTGTAGAAGTTGCCAACCGACGACTTCATGCCGTTGTACGTCACACCGAACTGCAACGGGTTTGATGCGTCGTTGTTGGTGATGGTGATGAACCGGGTCACCATGCCGAAGCTGATCTTCATCGGGTTCGGCGCGGCCGGAGCGATGGAAGACGTCAACCACGGTAGTGCCGAGGACTGGAACTCTGCGGCGTACCCAGCGCCGCCCTGTGGATTACCGAGGGGCATCTGTCACCTCACCTTGCATGAAAGAATCTCGTTGAGGACCCGGTCGATGCGGTCGCTGCGCTTGAAGACCTCGCGCAACTCGTCCTCATCGATGGCTTTGCCTTCCGGGATCATGAAGGCGCCGGGGGTCGAGGGCTCGGACACCATGTCCCAGCAGATGAGCTGGAAGTCGTCCTGCACCACGTAGTACTCGCCCTGCTTGCGGGTCGATCCGACGCCGCGAGAGCTGATGCCCAGCTTGATGCCAGACTCCACCAGCCCCGCCAGGATGGCCCCAGAAGGCGTCTTGTTGAGGACCTCGATGGTTCCCACCACTGCGCCGTTGTTCTCCATGTACGCCTCCCTGACAACGTGCGAGACGTTCTTCAGGTTGACGACCGAGGAGTCCGGGTGGTCGAGCTCGCCGACGGCACGGTTCTCGATGATGAACTTCTGGTAGTTGCGGACCTCGCGCTCGAGGACCGCGCGCGGGTAGATGCGCCCGTTCTGGTTCAGGGTATCGGCCTTCTGCAGGATGCCCTTCATCAGGATCTTGGGGCTCTGTGGGATCTCGATCGTCCGGCCGTTCTCCTCCTTCAGGAGGGGTGGCTGTTCGACCTTCTCGACCTTGAAGTCGAAGACGTCGTACTGTTCGAGGCGCCTCAGCTTGGTGTCACTCATGTTTCCTCCGATGTCAGCTCCGAGCTGAGCTTGGTGTACAGCATGAACCGAGTCACCGTAGCGTCGTCGACGCCCTCGAGGGTCTCGCTCTCGATGAGCTGCCGAGCTTCAGCCAGCTTCTTGTTGACGTATTCTGTGTCGTTGCTCTTGTGGGTGTAGTCGTCAATCTGCTTCAGCAGACTGTCGCGGATCTCCTGGAGCTTCAGGTGGATCGAGTTGGGGTCATCGTTCGCTGTCGAGAAGGCGTACGCCCGCAGGAGCTGCTTTTGCTCGGGCGACAGAACACCAGCGTACTTCTCGTTGAGCCGTTTCATCATCATCTTCATCAGCAGCCGGCCCGTGCCCGGGGTCTCGACGTCTGTCGACAGCTCGTGATCGTTGGTCTGTGCCTTCTCGGACACCAACCACTTGACCACTGCGTCCTCGTACTGGGCCATCCGGCTCAGGTCAGCACCCGGCGTGCGCCAGTCGTTGATCAGCGTCTGGATCGTGGCCAGGATCTTGTACTCGTTGACCTGGGCATCGTAGAAGTTCTCGTCGTTGAGACCCTTGTTGATGGCACTGATCAGCAGCGACTTTTCCCGATCCAACTGCTTGGTGTCGTGCGTACGAGCGGCCTGCTTTGCCTCCTGCAGGATCGAAGCAGCGACCGCCTCGCTCTTGACCGTCGTTTTCACCAACGAGTTGATGAGACGGTACTCCTTGTAGAGCTCGCTCCCGGGCTTGAAGTGGCGTTTGATCAGACGCAGGGCGGCATTCGACTTCCTGGTGTCGTTCTGCACCACAGCCTGCGAGATGCTCAGGACGAGGAACTCGTAGAGCAACCCCGTGTTGCGCTTCTTGTTGTGACCCTTGCCACTCATTCGTCTTCCCCGTCGTCGATGATAAGTACCTCGTTCTCATTGAGCTGCTGGCCGCCCATCGATCCACTCTCGACCAGCTCGACGTCCACCGTCTGATTTCCGTCGATCTCATCCTGAACATCCTTGTAAGGCTGGATGTTGGCCTCAGACAACACGGTGGTGCCCTGGACGGGTTGCCATGCCCGTGTCATCTGTCCCAAGGCGCTGGCGATGTCGGGCGCTAGCCGGCCCCTGTTGACAGCGCTGATGAACTTCGGGGACTCGTTCAAGGCCTGTTCGACCTCTGCCTTCGCCTCAGCAAACGGGTTGCTGACGACGCTCTTCATCCAATCAGCGTCGTACGGGTCCTCCATCGCATGGTTGGCGGTCGACGTCATCTTCTGGAAGTCTGGAAGGTGCGTCTTGCTCGCGCCGTGCGTCCGGTGACGAGAACGGTTGTAGAGGGCTCGTTGCAGCTGGGACTTGGGCTTGACCGGCGGGTCCTTGTCGCCCATCGCTACGCGCAGGGCAAACGACTCGTTGTCATCGCGGTCATCCGCGCCCGTCAGGAGCTGGTGCTTCCCGTCCTCGACTTCGTCTTCTTCGCCGGCGTTTTCTTCCGGCGGTTCCGCGCCACCGGCTTCTTCGCCGCCGGTTTCATCGCCTCCCGCGCCGCCTCCAGTATCGCCGCCTCCACCGCCGCCACCAAAGAGGTCGTCAGTTCCGCCGCCAGTGTCTTCACCGCCTGCTCCGCCAGGCGCTCCTTCGATCGCGTCATCGACCTGCTTCTCCGCCATCCGCTCTTCGTCAAGCGCCTCGACCTGCTCGTCGTTGAGGCCCATGATCTCCTTGCGGATGAACTTCTTGCTGACCACGCCCTCGGGTGCCGAGCCACCGATCTCGAACTTGGCACGCCACAGTTCCAGCTTCTGTTGCTGGGCAACCGTCGACGGGTTGCTGAGGCGCAGGGTGAAGTTCTGCAAGTCCTCGCCGTCGTAGCCGTGAGCATACAGATGGATGATGGCCAGCTTGTTGAGCTCTGCCAGCATCGTCTTCTGGATGACGCTGATGGTGCGGCTGAACCGGATGTCTTCCTGTGCCAGGGTTGCCTTGCTCGACAACATCTCATCGTAGCCCAGGTAAGCCCTCGGGATCTTCAGAGCTGCGAACAGCTTCTTCTGGATGTAGGCAACGTCCTCGACTGCAGCAGTGTTCTGGCCGCCCGCCAGCGTATCGATCTTGGTACCGGATTCACCGCCGCGAACCGGGATGAAGAAGTCCTCTTCAACCGACATCGGGTTGTAGCGCAGGTCAACGCGGCCTGTGTTCCGGTCGACGACCGGGGTCGTCCTCATCTGCTGGCGTTGCTGCTCGATGTAGGTGTTGACCTCGTTGGCCGGGATGTTGGCAACGTCAATGTAGAAGACGCGCCGCTCGGGAGCCCTGACGACGCGGTAGACCAACATCGCGTCCTCGATCAGGATCAGCTGGCGCCAGATGCGGCGCGCCGGCTCGATGATCGAAGAACCGTAGGGCAGGAACATGTCGTTGCCCAACAGACGGAAGTGGGTGACCTCCCAGTTCTCCAGCGTCCGGTTGCCAAGGGTGACCCAGCGATAGCGGACGGCGAACGGGTCATCGCGGTCGTAGTTTTCCTCACGCTCGATCTCATTGACTGGGATCGGGAAGGCGTTGATGACGCCGTACTCCGGCGACACGTCGTTGTAGAGGAAGAAGTCTCCGTACTTGCAGAGGTTGCGGGCCCACGAACGGAGGTTGAACTCCACGTTGAGGACGTTATAGAAGAGGTCCTCCAGCAGCTCACGCACCTTCTCGTTGTCCGAGTAGATGTGGAGGCAGCGACCCTTCTCGTCGGCCGCAACGGTCTCGTCAGCGTAGATGTCCATCGCCGCCGCGATCTCAGGAGTGTACTCCATCTCCTGGAAGTCCTGGTAGCGCATCAAGCGCTCGCTCAGGTTGTACGCATTCGATGTGATCGTTGCGTAAGTCGGCGACAGCGACTTCTGGAAGAGCAGCGTACCCGACGACTTTGTCTTGTCGGCGACCGCGATCGTCGTGTCAAGAGCGCGGATCTTCCGCTTGACAACGGGACCTGACCGGAACAGCCGGGTCAGTCTGCGGAATAGGCTCTTGGGCTCTCTCTTTGCCATCTCGTTCACCCCTCCATTCCGTCGGGGCCTCTACTACCGTACATCACCGGGAGTGTCCTGCCGTCACTCCTTCTCCTTCTTGGCGGAGAGGGAGACCACCTTGGGCTCCTTCTTCACCTTGGGAACGTACGAAGCGGGGGTGCTGAGCATGTTCTCGAGGACCCGCTCCAACTCACCCAGGTGTGGAGTGCAGGCATTGATCGCCGCAGGCGGAGCCTTCTCCTTGAAGGCCTCCACAGCTGCCAGGAGCTTGCTGGCGACCCCGACGATGCTGTTGATCGTCTTGTGGTCGACTTGCTCGTTGATCGCCTGAATCTCTTCCGCGATCAGCTGCTTCAGCCTCTCGAGCGTCACCTTGGGGGTTTGGGTCGTCATCGTGTCACCCTTCTGTAGCCGTAAGTATTCTGCCCTCTGGTCACCTGCGGAGCCATTCGAAGTCCGTGACGAACCTTGAGTACGGGCTCTTGCGGAGTTCGGAAGGGTTCTTGGGGCGCATCACGCTGTAGGCGTTGATGCCCGAGATGTTCGGGTTGACCAGTGGCTGGGCTTCGTTGATGTTCCCCGGCATTGCGTTGACGTCTTTCCGGTCGACCCGGGTCGCTGCCAACATCGCGTATGCCATCTCTCGAGCTTGGGCGCTGATCTGGGCACCGCCCTCGATGAGCCAGGTCCCGATCGCCAGGCTGAGGATCAGGTCGTCGTGGGAGTCCTTGCCGGCCATGGGCTTGTTGCCCTCCCAGATGAACGACTGCATCTGGTTGAACAGGCGCTCCGAGTATGTCTTCAGCTGCTTGTTCCTGATCAGCTCTTCCAGCTTGGCCAGGATCTGCGTCCTCGTCTTCTGGTTGGTGTTCGGGAAACCTGGCAATTCACTGCGCGGGTCGATCGGCATGTAGTTGAACGGGTCGCCCGTGTGCTTCGGGTAGTACAGCTTCTTGTAGTGGAGCTGGTCGCGCAACTTGACGCAGACGAGGTAGCCGAAGGTGTTCTGCTCCGGGATGATGAGCGCATTGTTGTAGCGACGCCCCCACTCATCGAGCAAGTCAGCCAGTGCCTCGGGTGGGATCTTGCCCATGTACTCGGCGCAGACCTCGTTGTCCTCAGTGTCGATCATGTGGAACGCTGAGTAGTCAGCGGCATCGCCACGAGAGACGTCAGCGCTGAGCACGTAGCGGTGTCCCGCAACGGGCGGGCTCCAGATCCAGACGCCCATGCCCGGGCCCTCTTTCGCAACGGGCTTCATCAGCATGCCGCGGAGGTAGTCGAGCTCTTCGGGCTGGAGGAACGTGTCACCTGATGCGATGAAGTCACACATGAACTCCTGGGCAATCTGCCTCTTGTTCATGCCCTTCGACTCATTCTTGAACCAGGCTTCGTCGTGCTCGGGGTGCACTGTCCAGTACAGCTTGATGGGATTGAAGCCGTTCTCACCGGCTTCTGCATCCATCCAGAGCTTGTAGTACTGGCCACCCACGCCCTTGGGAGTCGACAGCACGATCGCCTTGCCACCCGTCGAGATGGTCGGCTTCAGGCCGGTCCAGATCTCTTCGAAGTCACGGATGATGGCTGCCTCGTCGACGATCAGGAGCGACAGAGCTTCTGAACGACCTGCGTCTTCTGACGTCGGGATGGCAACGATCTGCGAGCCGTTGTCGAAGGTGATGGCCTGCTTGGTGGGCTCGAACTTCGGGAGGAGCAACCACTTGGGCAGGTTGTCAAGGATGACCTTGCACTTCTTGATCATGTTCATCGCGGTGGGTAGCTTGGTCGCGATGATGAGGATGTTCTGGTCTTTGTAGAAGATAGCGAGCCACGTTGCGTAGGCTGCGCACAACGTCGACAGGCCCAGCTGCCTCGACTTCAGGATGATGTTGAGGCGGTGCTCCAAGAATTGCTTGACGCAGTCATCCTGAAACGGGTACGTCTCAAACGGGAGGAGGCCACGTGCGGGGTGCTGGATCTTGCAGTACTTCTTCATAAAGTACACAGGATCCTTGCCACACTTGATGATCTCCTCGATCTGCTCCTGCTTGGACAGGGGCTTTGGAGCCGGCTTCGGCATCAGCTGATCTCGAACACGACCCGGCGGCGGTAGTAGGCCGTCCGCAACGGGTTGTGGACGTTCATGTTGATGATCTCGAGGTTGTCAACGCTGGACAGTTCCTTCGTCTTCAGAGACAACCCGCAGAGGTCCTTGTACCGCGACTTGATGCTTGCCAGCTCAGCGTCCAGGACGGACTCGGACTCCTGCACGTGGTCTCGCTTCGCCTGGATCATCTCCTTTTCGGTGACGAACTTGACGATGACCGCGTAGGATGCCATCATCCGGTCGGGCCCCAGCATGCTCCACTTCACAGAGTAGGAACAAGTCTTCGGCGTCGATGACCGGCCCCACGAGGTGTCTGTTGCCTGTCCAAGGGCGTTGTAGTCGATGTCAGCCATGGTTCTAAGTATGGCCTGGTCAGTCGACGTCAAAGGTGATCGCCAATGGGGGCCTCTGAGTCTCCAGCTGTCGGACCTGTTCGACAGCGGGTCTCCAGCCCTCTTTCCACTGGGCAAGCCGGGGCTGGGCCCAGAGCAGGGCACACCGTTCACAACAGCCCACCGCACGCCAGGATGCTTCATCGTCCCGCGTGCGCATCAGGTGCGTGCAGACGGGACACGCGAGCGGAACGGGAGGTTCTGCGTCAGTCGGGACGATGACGACGAAACCCTCGGGATGGTCTTCGATCAGGCGGTCGCGGAGGTACGATCTCCAGGCCATGCCTCACTGTACACCACCCGAGCATCCTTCTCGACCTTGTTGACCTCGATGATGTGGTCAGCCACGTCCTTGACGCCCTCCACGTGGGTGATGACGATGATGGTCTTGAAGTACCTCTTCAACGAAGTCAGCAGGCGGTTGCAGCACTCGACCGACGCCGGGTCCATCGGACCAAACGCCTCGTCGATGATGAACATGTCGGTCTTCGGCAACGACGAGAGGTTGATCAGGGCGACACGGAGGGCAATGGAGGCCACAGTCTTCTCCATGCCCGACCCCAGCTCGATCGGCCGGCGAGAGTCGCCGTAGTTGATGTAGACCTCCATCGCATCGCTGTCGTTATCGACCTCAAGCTCGATGTTGAAGTTGACGATACCCGTCAGGATCTTGCTGATCTCGGCATTGATGACGGGCAGTTGGCTGGTGATGATGAGGTTGGGGATGCCCTTCCGCGAGAAAGCCTGTGCGATCAGCTCATGTGCCTTCATCAGCTGCAACAGCTTCTCCCGTTGCTCGCGGTCCTGTTCCAGCTTGTCGTAGTTGGACTGCTCACGGCCCTTCTTCGAAGCCAGGTCCAGACGGTCAGCATCGACCCGACGAGCACGGCGGAGCAGGTCGTCCTTCCGGTGACGAAGGGCGACTGCCTCGGCGTTCTCCTCGTTCTTGAGGGCCTCCTCGAGTTCGATGAGTCGCTGGTTGGCTTCCTTCACCTTCGGGTGGAGGACGCTGTTGAGCTCGAGCATCTTCTTGTCGTGATCACGCTGTTCCTCTGCCAGCTTGGTCAGGAGGTCACCACGCAGGTTGCGAAGCTGCAGGAGCTTGGTCACCCGGTTGGACAGGTCCTCGTGGCGCAGTTCTTCTAGCGCAGCGTCAGCTTTGTTCAGCTTCTCCAGCGCGCGCTCGACGCGTTCCTTCTGCGGTTCGACCTTTTCCTTGTTCTTGTGCGCGTCCTTGATGAACTTACACGTCGGGAAAGAGTCACCGCAAGGCACGTCGTCCAAGATCTTGAGCGACCGTTGCTGTTGCTTGAGAAGGGCCGCTTCCTTCTCATGGACGACACGCAGCTGGTCGAAAGCAGCCTCCAGCGTCTTGTAAGCTTCGAGACGTTTCTTCAGCTCGTCGACATCGTTGTCACGGAGCAGAGCATCGATGGTGCTGACCTTCTGCGACTTCTGGCTCATCGACGTGACAAGGTCGCCGATCTGTTCGTTGAGCTTGGACACTTGGTCGCGGAGTGACTGGAGGTAGGCACGTTGCTTCTCCACCTCGAGCGGGGTGACCATCACCACGTCCTTGAACGACAACTCCTCTCGGGCGATGTCCGTCAGCTGACTCTGGATGTCATGTTTCTCGTGGTCCTTCTGGGCGATCTGGGCATCGAGGTCTTTCAGGGTCTCCTCGAACTTCCTCTTTGCCTCAGGCCAGTCGCGGTCTGGTAGCGACTTCAGGGTCGCCTTGTTGACGTTGACGTCGTCCTTGGCCTGGTCGTACATCTTGTCGAAGATGTCGAGGTCAAGGAAACGAGACACGGTCTGGCGCCGCTTGGTCGAACCCTGGTTGATGTACTGCTTGATGTCGTCCTGTGCCGCGATGCTGGTCAGCAGGGCATCCTCGCCGGTGCCGATCAGCTTCCTGATGACGCGGTCGGTGTCCTTCCGCTCCTCACCGCCCAAGTCCTCCAGCTCTCCGCCATCAACGACCTTGAAGACGTTGAGGTGGGTGTTGGCGTGCTGGCGACCCCAACGGTCCTCGTGCTTGACCGTCTGGCGCTCGATGATGTAGTCGGTGCCACCAGAATTGATGATCGCACGAGCATAAGCATAGTCGTGCCTCACGTTGACGACGTGGAGGTTCTTGATGCTGCCACGGTCAGACGTGTTGTGGAGCACGTACATGATGGTGCCCACCACGGACGACTTGCCGATGCGGTTGGGACCGAAGATGCCGACGATGCCGTTCAGAGAATCGAAGTTAATGCGGTTGCCCTCGCCGTACGAGAAGCAGTTGTCCCACTTCAGGTCACGCAGGGTCCACTTGGTGTTCCGAGCGATCTCGTCGCTGCCCAACACCTTGCCGAGGTAGTGAACGATCTGGTCGCGGACGGCTTGCCACTCTGCGTCGGTGACGTGCGATGAAGCGTGGTAGTCCTTCAACAGCTTCAGCAACACGTCAGGGTTGCGAAGGTCGTCCTTGGCCAGCGTCGCGGTGCCGGCAACGATCTGGTCCTTGTCGAGCTGGTGGTCTGTCTTGAAGGTGACTTCGCTGGCCTTCAGCTGCTCCTGGAGCTGCTGCATCAGCTTGGTCACTTCTTTCTGTGCTAGGATCTCTGTCTTGCTGCGGATGCGGTACCGCGTCCCAGGCGGATAGTTCTCAGCCTTCTTCAGCGTCTTCTCGACGTTACCCGCCCAATCGAGGGTGACAAACGGCTTTGGGTTGGGCAGCTCACAGAACTTGACGTCGAAGTTGTTCCTGTCCTCGATGTCCCACAGCAGGTAGCCGTGGACCAGGGACTCGCCGTAGTTCTGCTGGACTGGGCTGCCCGGGTAGGCGACCCACGGGCGCTTGACCCGGATCTTGATGCGCTTGCTCAACCGATCACCTCAGCCTCCGGGTAGTTCGAAAGCTCGCTCTCGTCAATCTCGAGTTCGATGTCTCGGCCCGCCAGGTACTGCATCTTGTGGATGTCACCGAGCAGGACAAAGTCCCACCCACGGAAGAACTCGACGGTGATCCCTTCTTCAACCAGCCAGTCACTCTCGGTCGTTGCACCCCACACGGGCCCGTGGTAGCAGGCGATGTTGACTTTGCCCGGAATAGGCTTGACGTTGTCCCAGTTCTTCTCGTCGAACAGGCTGAAGATCCCCCAGACGTATCCCGGCGCGAACTCATAGGTTCCGCTCTCCTTGTAGACGTGGATGCGAGGGTTCTTCAGTGCCTTGACGATGGGCGTCACCGCGTCCATGCGCGTCAGGTTGACGAGGTTCCCATCGTGGTTGCCGAGAGTGAGGTGCAGCTCCGCCGTCTCTGACAGCGTTTCCAGCCACCAGATCATCTGTTCGATGTACTCGGGTGACAAGCCCGACGTCTTGGTGTGGAAGATGTCACCGCCCACGAAAACGTGGTCGACCTTCTGTTCCTTCACCTGGCGCGCGAAGGCAGAAAACACCTCTCTGTATTCGTCGTGCCGCGACAATCCCCGCCAGTGGATGTCAGCAATGTGGGCAATCTTCAACATCAGGTCTACATCTGATCAGTACAGCCCTGTGCAAAAGCTGTACAAGACCTGGCCCTTAGATGGTCACAGTTCAGCGTGAGAGCCGAGTTCTTGCAACGAAGTCCAGCTTGTCACGGAACGATTCGAGCCAGGAAAACGGGGCTGCATCGGCGACGAGTTGCTTCATCTGAGCCTTCGTCATCTGCCCCGGATCGGTGCCCGGCGGCAGCCGGATGATCCTGACTACTACGTCGTACTCGGCCAGTTTCTGAGCGATCACGGGCACTTTGGTGTATCGCATGTCATCATCCAGCGCAAGGACTACGGGCGTCCCGTGTGCCACGATGGCATTGAAGACAGCGCTCTGTTCATTGAGGTCGCTGCCCAGCAACGGGACTGCGTTGTCTGGACACTTGACGAGGTCAAAGGGCCCCTCACACAGGACCAGTTCCTTCGTCCAATCAACGTTGAGCTCGTTGAAGATGATGGGAAGCTTGTCTTCATCTGGGTTGTCGTACTTCGGCCGACGGAACCTGTCGATGGCCCGACCGACGAAGTAGTTCAGCTCGCCTTCTGCGTTGAAAGATGGCATGAGGACACGCCGTTTCCACCTGGGTTCATCGCTGTACCCCAGCTTGAAGTACCAGAGATCCCGTTCGGTGAGGCCTCGACCCTTCGGCATGGGCTCCATGAGGTAACGCCTCATTGCCAGCACGTCAGGATCGCGTAGCGATGCAGTCGCTAGCAAACGGAAATCTTTGGGCAACGCTAGCTTCGGCTTCTCTTCTGAGATGTCGATGATGAGACACCGCCGGCGGTTCTCCTGAGCCGGCATGTACTTCTCGACGTACTCAAGCAGCTTGTCACGCGAAGCGTACTTCTTGATCAGCGGTGCCAGGGTGTGGGCCTTGTAGCCGCACGACCAGCAGTGACACCGGTCATCTTCGATCAGGATCGCGAGCTTCTTCTTGCTGTGATCCTTCGGCGCGCAGATGGGGCACCGAACGTCAAAGTTCTTCCCGTTCCTCGCCAGCTTTCCGGTCCCGAAGCAGCTTTCGATGAACCGGACCTTTTCGCTGATGGTGATCAGGGCCACGGGCCCATCGTATCACTTGCCGTCCTTCTTGGACTTCCTGGCTTTCTTGACGGGAACGATGGGACCCTCAAGAGCCGCTGCCTTCGCGATGACGTACGCGTCCGTTGCATCACGAGACCAGTCAGCTGCCTGCCCGTTTTTCTTCGCCGGCCACTGGACCCAGCTCAAGTCGTTCTCGCTCATGTGCTTGAAGACCTGCTCTTTCTGGGACATGCCAGCCGCGGCTGTCCGCTGCAGCTTGACACCGGCGGCCTTGCGAGCGTGGTTGGCGCTGATGTACTCGGGGTCGACGAGAAAGATCTTCCTGGCGGTGTTGCTGACGATGCCGTTGAAACGCAGGAGCTGTGAGATCGTCTGCGCACTCGACATCCCGGGCCGAAAACCCATCAGGGGCTCTTCAAGCACGATCCTGCCCACACCCCTGCTGATGTTGTGGAGGTAGCGGGACACTTCGTCACACTTGTCCCAGAACGTCTTGCACTTCTTGAACTCGATCCTGTCGATCACGACGACAAAGTCCCGGTCAGTGGGTTTCTTCGTGTCATCGACGATGCACACTCCTGTGCATGAGGTGCTAACATCCAAGCCCAAGATGATCGTCATGCACAGATCGTGGCCCCCGGGTGCCCCCAGTAAAACTTCTACTTCAACAGGCCAAGGAGTTTCAGCTCCTTCTCGGTCAGCACCATGAGGGTCACTTGGTGGGCACGGCACCACTCAGCTGCGGCCTTCAGCTTCTTCTGGACGCGGTCCTGGTCAAGCTTCCGTTTCGGCTTGATCTCGACCAGGAGTTGCTGGCCGTCTCGTTGCTGGACCAGGAAGTCGGGCCAGTACTGGCGAGTCTTGCCCGTCTTCTTGTTCGACACGTACCTGATGACGACGTCTTCGTACCGGTAGCCCACCACGTCGGGGTTCTCGTCCAGGTACTGCATGTACGCAAGCTCCCACCCCGACCTGTAGTGACACTCCTGGCCTGTCTTGGGCGACACGTGGACGCCGGTGTGGTACCGCTTCTTCCGCTTGCGTTTCTTGGCCGCCATGTTCAGTGCGTGTGGCACGCCCTCACCAGCCGATCGAAGTTCTCGCTCACTCGTTTTGCCTTCGCGAAGTTCTCACTGATCGCTCCCTGGACCAAGTCTGGATACTTGGCCGCCAACTCATCGTTGATGGCGATGGCACGCATGACCTTGTCGTGGATCCGGGCCGCCGACGGCAGCAGGTCATCATGACATTGACCCGTGTGCTTTCCAAACGAGTTACGGCTGTGTTCGGTCAGATCAGCCAGCACCTTTTGCTCATTGGCCAAGTCGCCCCACAGCGCTTTTGCTTCATCGACCAGCGGTTCCGGTTTGGTGAGGAGGGTCGCAAGCTGGACAACGCCCTGCGTCCACGCGTGAGTGCCACAGTGGATGATGTCACACGCTGCTAGCGATGCATCGCGGTGGATGTGGTTGTGCCGCGTGATCCTCTCGTTCAGCCTCGCGGCATGCTCGTGGTGCGGGTTAGAAGTCATACTTCACCTTGAACATGATCCTATCACCCGTCCGCTTCTGGATCGGCTGGGCAAGGGCGGTCTTCATCACCACGTTCATGTCTGAATCGTGGAAATTGATGTTCGTGATGTAAGCGAACTTGTCTTCTGGGTCGTTCGGGTAACCCGTCGGTGGCACTGGGAGGTAGCCTGGGTTGCTCGACGAGTTCAGCTGGTTGTTCGGAGCAATGGCGTCGATCTTCATGACGTGGACGTGTTGCTCGCCGCGCATGTACAAGCTGTACTGGTTTGCGCCGTAGAAGTAGAGATGTGGGCTCTTGATGACGACCTCTCCTTCGTCGTAGTAGACGTTGCCCACGCTGTTCCACGTCGACTGGCTGGTCAAGCAGTCAGCACGGTAGATGTTGCCCCTACCGTCGTCGGCCAAAGTGATGCTGATGGGACCCCTGAAGCTCGCGCTGTTTGCCAGGACCTGAGCCCCATACAGGCTCGAGAAAACCAAATCAGGGTCAGTGAACGTCAGTGTGGTGGGGCTGATCCGGTAGCCGTAGAACAGGTTGCTGATGTCAAAGATGACGATCTCGTTTGACGATGGGTCCTGTGTCCGTTGGTAGATCGTCAGCGGGGCGCCTGCCTCAACGTCAGAACCCGAGGGCACCGTGTTGATGAACCCAAACAACGCGGGACCCGCGGTCTGGAACGGCGTCTCGGGTGTGGCTCCGATCTGGGTGTCAGCGAAGAAGTTAGCCTGGTCCGCAGGCACATCGGGCCCATCGAACGCGCCGCCGCCGAAGAGCAGAGTGCTTGACATCACCATGTTGTCCAGGTTGATGAAACTCAGTTCTTCGACACCGAGGTCGTCGACGGCCGTCTCGAGGCTCTCTGACACCAGCAACTGGAAGCTGGGGACGAACAAGCCGTCGTCACAGGGGAGCACCGTCAGGTTTCGCTTGACGACAAAGGGCTGTGAGTAGAGGAACTCATTGCAGACCTCCGCGTCAGTTGATGTCTGGATGGCGACGCCCGTCAGGTGGTGCAGCAGCGGGAAGTTCTCGCTGGCTAGGTCTTTGACGAAGTTCTCCAGGTTGATGTAGTGTCCCGCGACGCCGAACGACAGAGCAACGCTGAAGGGCTGTGTTGTCGAGCCGTTGACCTCTTCGAATGGCGTCACCAGGATGCCGCCATGGTCGATGACAAACTGGCGGTACGGTGCCTGGTTCGAGAAGAACGGTGGGACGTAGAAAGCGTACGTGTTGTCGAGGAACTTTGGACCGACGTTCCCGCTGACCGCGATGTCGAGGTCAGACACGTAGCAGCGCCTGATGGCGATGTCATGGATCTCGGCGTTCAACGGATGGGTGAAAGAGTAACGCCCTGGCGTCTCTACACCGTCGATCGGCCACAAGTTGTTGAGGCCGTCCCGGAGAGCGGGTTGGTTGGCGAAGAAACCGGCCTGCGGATTGTCGCTGTTGTTGGAACCCTCGTAGTAGTTGCCCAACACCAGCACCGTCGGTTGTTCCTGCGTCACGCCCGGGATCTTGGCATAGACGCTGCTGGCCGAACCGAACGCCACGATGTCAGCCAACGACGGGGCGATCGACTGTGATGGGACCAGGAACGTGCCCACGTCGACACCGTCCACATTGAAGGTGCCCAACCCACCGTTCGTGTAGACTGTCCCCCATCGAATGACGACATGGTGCCAGTGGTTCAACCACAGCGAGTTGTCGTCTGACAAGAAGACAAGGTCAGTCCCTGGCAGGTCGTGGGTCGTGTTGCCGAAGGTGTGTGAGGCTGTCAGGATAAGGCTGCCGGACTGCTTGATGTGGCTG